ATATGACACAATTACAAAATCTTATTGGTTCTAAAAGTTTAGGAGCATTAAAAAAACAACAACAAAGAATGATAAGTGGACAACAGGCGGACAAGTGTCCACCAAAGATAGAGATAGAGAATAGAGATAGAGATAAAGATATAATTAAGAGAGTGTTTAAAAAACCAACAATAGAAGAAATTAAAAATTATATAGTTGAAAAAAATCTTAATGTTGATGCTAACACTTTTTATGATTATTTTAATGAAAATAATTGGGTAGATAGCAAAGGCAATAAAGTCAAAAGTTGGAAACAAAAATTAATTACATGGGGAAATTATAAAAAAGAAAAATCAAAAGAAATAATACCTGAATGGTACCATAAAGAATATAAAAAGGAAGAAGGTATGACAGATGAAGAAGTCGAACTTGCTATTAGAGAACTTGAAAAACAAAAATAATTTTAATATATTATTTAACGGTGATGATTTAGATATAGAATATTGGAAATACGATGAAAACGATAATTATTATCATGGAATAATAAAAGATATGGTAATTTATAGATTAAGTATAGAAGATATGAAAAGAGCAATAGTGGATGATAATTATTTTATAAAATTAGATTTAATTTAAGAAAGGAATGATAGGAATGGAAACAATTAAGAAAAATCAAACTGCCAATGTTGGTAAATATTCTTACCAATATACTGATTTAGCACAAATACATGAATATTTAGAAAGTATTAATTCAAAATATATACAAACAATAAAAGCAATAGATGGTAATGATTATGTAATGACAAAAAGATGTTTTAATGATAAGTGGGAAGAAGAATGGTTACAAGGTTGTAGAGTAGTAGATGCAACATTAGTAGGAGTAAAAAATCCAGCACAAGAACAAGGTAGTGCTTTAACTTATGCAAGAAGATATAGTTTATTAATGGCTTATGGTTTAGCAACAGAAGATGACGATGCACAAAGTTTATCAAAAAAAGTAGAAGTAACAGAAGAATACGCAAAAAATTATATATTTAGTTTTGGAAAATATAAAGATAAAAAATTAAGTGAAGTAATTGAAGAAGATGAAGGATATATTGATTGGTTATTAAAAAACGAAGGCACAAGTCAAGATTTAATTAAGAGTATAGAAATATTAACAGGAATGATACCACCAACTACTGATGATGAAGATATTGAATTATCAAAAGAAATGTTAGATTTAGTAAATGAAACAGGAGCAGATATTGATAGCATTTACAAATATTTTAAAAAGACAAGCAAAGATACATTAACAAAAGAAGAAAAGAAAAAAGCAATAGAAATATTAAATAAAAAGAACGAAAATAATTAAGAAAGGGATGATAGGAAATGACACATAAAGAAAGAGTTTTAAAATATATAGAAGATTTTGGTAGTATATCCAGTTTAGAAGCATTTACAGAATTAGGAAATACAAGATTAAGTGCTAGTATATGGTTATTAAGACACGAAGATGAATTAGAAATAGAAAGTATAACTGAAACAAAATTAAATAGATATGGTGAAAAGACACATTTTAGTAGATATTATTTAAAAGGAAGTCAATTTGAAAATAACTTAATTAATAAAAAAGTTATAAAAAAAGAAAATATATTAAAAAAAATATTTAAAGGTAGTGATAAATAATGTTAGATGAGCAAGTAGATTTAACATACTTATTAGAAAAGTTATATAAAACAGGTAAAATAGATAAAAAATATACATGGGCATTAAAACATTATGTAGAAAAATTAAATAAAGAAAATCAATGTTTAAAAGGTATATTACAAGAAAAATATGAAAAAAATTATAATAATGCAAAAATAGTTAAAATAGATACTTATAAATTAAGATGTGAAAAAGCAATAGAATATATAGAAAATAACTTTGATTTTCAAGAAATAAGAACATTAGGTATCAATTATGAAGGAACATATGAAAAAAGTTTAAAAGTTGTAGATTTATTAAATATATTAGAAGGAGAAAAGTAAATGAATATAGTAAGTAAACAAAAGCATAAAATATTTGTAAATGATTATGAAGGAAAAGAATTATATAGTATAGGATTATCAAAAAAAGATATAGCAGGTAACTATATAAATGGTTATATGCCATGTAGATTTAAAAAAGATGAACATGTACCTAACAAATCAAATATAATAATAAAAGATGCTTGGTTAGATTTTAATGTATCAAATAAAAAAACATATCCCTATATTTTTATAAATGAATATGAAATAGTAAATGATAATCAAGAAACTAAAAAAGATGTATATGAAGAAATGGGTAAAGAAATAGAGATTGATGAAACAGAATTGCCATTTTAGGAGGTAATATGAAATTATATAGTAGCAACGATAATTATAAATTATATCAAGGTTCAATGTTAGATATGGTAGAAGTAATAGAACCTAATTCAATAGATAGTATTGTATGTGACCCACCTTATGAATTAAATTTTATGGGTAAAGGTTGGGATAATTCAGGTATAGCATTTCAAAAAGAAACCTGGCAAAAATGTTATGAAGTACTAAAAGCTGGGGGTTATTTATTAGCATTTGGTGGTAGTAGAACATTTCATAGAATTGCGTGTGCAATAGAAGATGCAGGTTTTGAAATAAGAGATACTATTATGTGGTTATATGGAAGTGGATTTCCTAAATCAATGAATATAGGTTTAGCAATAGATAAGAAAAATGGTGTAGAAAGTAAAGTTGTAGGTTATCAAGGTTCTATGATGGATTTTAGAGATACAGGAAAAAAACAAAAAGAAATTAGTGGAATTGATAAATTGAGTTTTGGGCAGATAGAAAATAGTGAAAGAAAAGAAAATCCTATTTATGAAGCACAAAATGAATGGCAAGGTTGGGGAACAGCTTTGAAACCATCATTTGAACCAATAATAGTAGCAAGAAAACCATTTAAAGGTAGTTTAGTAGATAATGTAATAGAATATGGTGTTGGTGGAATAAATATAGATGAGTGTAGAGTTGGAAACGAAGAAAGATTTAATCCAAGTGCAACAATAGGAAAAGATGGTATTTATAATTGGAACACAACAACAAATGAAAATGAAGATTATAAAGGGCAAATTGTAAATGGTCGTTTTCCTGCAAATACAATACTAACTTATGATGAAACTGATTTCGATGAAGTATGTGGTGGATTTCCTAATACTAAAAGTGGTAAAAATGGAATAAGACAAAGTAATAGTCAAAATGTAAATTGTTATGGTAAAGGTATAGGAATAAAAGCAGGTATGAATAATGGAGAATATGGAGATAGTGGCAGTGCAAGTAGATATTTCTATTGTGCAAAAGCAAGTAAGAAAGATAGAGATGAGGGTTTAGATGAGTTTGAAGAAAAAACAGCAGGAGAATTACAAGGTGGAAGAAAAGAGGGAAGTGCAGGTTCTATAATGCAAAATGCAAATGGTGGAACAAGAGTTAATCCTTATGCAGGTGCAGGAATACCAAAAAAGAATGTTCATCCAACAGTAAAGCCAACAGAACTTATGCAATATTTAGTAAGATTAGTTAGTCCAGATGGTGCAACTATACTAGATTGTTTCAATGGTTCAGGTTCAACAGGCAAAGCAGTTATGTATGAAAATCGTGAAAGAAATAAAAATTACAAATACATAGGAATAGAACTAACAGAAGAATATTTACCAATAGCAAAAGCAAGAATTGAATATGTTATGAATAACAATATAGAAAAAGAAACTATTAAAGAAACAATAAATGATACCACTATGGAACAAACAACAATATTTGATATGATGTATCCTAAATACAAAATAAATAAACCTATAAGACTAATTGAGTTTTTTGCAGGATATGGTAGTCAAGCATTAGCATTAAAATATTTAGGAGTAGAATTCGAACATTGGAAAATATGTGAATGGGCAGTAAAATCAATACAAGCATATAAAGATATACATTTTGATAATATAAATTTTGATTTTAGTGGAGATTTAACAAAAGATAATTTAGTAAAAGTTTTATATGAACTTGGTATATCAAATAATTACAATGAACCTATGACTAAACAACAAATAGAAAGACTTAATATAAATCAGTTAAAAACTATTTGGAATAATATAGTAACTACTAAAAATTTAGTAAATATACAACAAGTAAAAGGTGAAAATTTAGAAATAGTAGATACAGATAAATATGATTATATTTTAACTTATTCATTTCCTTGTCAAGATTTATCACTAGCAGGGAAAGGTAAAGGAATGAGTGATACAAGTACAAGAAGTGGTATGTTATGGGAAGTAGAAAGAATACTTACTGAATGCCACAATTTAGGTACAATGCCACAAATACTTTTAATGGAGAATGTACCACAAGTACATGGTACTGATAATGTAGAAGATTTTAATAAATGGCAATTAAGACTTGAAGAATTGGGTTATAAAAACTATTGGCAAGATTTAATAGCAACTGATTATGGAATACCACAAACTAGAAACAGATGTTTTATGATTTCAATATTAGGTGATTATAGTTATCAATTCCCACCAAAGCAAGAATTAAAATTAAAGTTAAAAGATATGTTAGAAGATAATGTAAATGAAAAGTATTATTTAAGTAAAAAGATGATTGAAATTTTTACTAAAAATGAAGAAAAGCAAAAAGAAAAAGGAAATGGTCTTAGATTTAATGTAAGTGATGGAAATGTTATATCAAAAACCATTACTACTAATGCTGGAAATAGAATGGACGATAATTATATTAAAGTAATTCCTTTTGGAACATATTATACTTGGGAAGATTTACAAGGAAATATAAATACACAATGTTGTAGAGCTGCTGATGAAAATAGAAACGCTTTAACTGTAGCTTGTGCTAACACGGGAAATGTATTAACAAATTATAGAATAAGAAAATTAACACCAAGAGAATGTTTTAGATTAATGGGTGTAAAAGATGAAGATTATGAAAAATGTGCTAAAAATCAAAGTGATAGTTCGCTATATCATTTAGCTGGAGATTCAATAGTAGTAAATGTATTAATGGCAATATTTAAGGAATTAATTTAATACTTGAAAATATGATACAAATGTGGTACACTATACTTGAGGCGATGTATATGTACCTATCATCCAATAATCTTTTAAATATATATAGCCTTATATGGTAACAAGGGGACTTGTTGCCTTTTTATATGAAAAGAAGGGATTGTATGTTAGAAAAATATTTATGTGATATTGATTTTGTAGATATAAGATTTATAGATTGGGAATTAAAATATACAACAAGAGATGAGTTTATATTAAATGCAAAAACTATAAAGAAAGTATATAAGGCAATGGATTATAGACAAAAACAAATATACAAATGGTATTGTTATGCTAATATACATACTAATTTATATCAAAAGAATAAGATTTGGGATTATTTAAATGGAAGCATAGGATACAAAGAATGTATATGTGCATTGGAATATGATGGAACAAATTATAAAACAAAATGGGAGTGATAATAATGAAGTTTGAAATGAATGGTAGAACATTTATTATAAAAGAAGTAGACCAAAAATGGTTTTGGGAAGATGATGGTAAACTAAATGAAATGAATAACAGAGAACATTTTTTTGGAAGAACTAGTTTTAATGAACAAATGATTTGTTTAGACAAAAATATATCAGCAGAACAAAAAAGAAAAACATTATATCATGAATTATTACATTGTTATATAGGTATGTATATAGGATTTAGTGGAATTGGAGAACAAAATGAAGAGTTTGTATGTGATTTAACCGCTAATTCACATGATATAATACACAATATAGTAGAACAATATTTTAAAGAGGTGAAATAATGCCTGTAAGAAGAACTAAAAGTAGTGGATACAAATATAGCAAAAGTGGTAAAACATATTATGGTAAAGGTGCAAAAAGAAAAGCAATAAAACAAGGACAAGCAATTGCTATAAGTAAAAGAAAAAGGAAATAGTATCACACTTGATAAGAATTACATTTAATTGTAAAATATAAGAACAAAGAGAGGTGATATAGTGGCAAAAGCGAGTGATAATTTAATTCCACAAGCACATGTATTAACACTCGAAGAACAGTCGGCCGGTGGTAAAGCAAGTGGCGAAGCAAGAAGAAGAAAAGCCACTATGTTAGCCACATTAGATAAATGTTTAGATGGAATACCTGAAAATATATCAAAAGAAGAATTAAATATAGATAACTTAACACATCAAGAATTAGTTACTTTAGGATTAATTAAAGGTGCAGAGTTAGGTAATCCTAAAAATTATGAATTAATATTTAATATAATGCAAGACAAAGAAAACAAAGAAGAAGAAAATAATGTATATATAACAATACCAGCAAAAGATATAGCAAGTAGTTTTGTTGATGTTTATAGAGATATATTAAATAGAAAACACAGAGAATATTATTTTGAAGGTGGAAGAGGTAGTACAAAGTCATCCATTATAAGTGAAATAATAATAGAGTTATTAGAAAACAATTCTAATATGTGTTGTGTTGTATTAAGAAAAGTCAAGGACACTTTAAAGGATAGTGTCTTTTCACAGTTAGAATGGGCTATCAATACATTAGATGAAACATATCCAGGATTATCTAATAGATGGAAATTAACAAAGTCACCATTAGAAATGACTAATACAAACACAGGACAGAAGATATATTTTAGAGGTGCAGATGATTATGGCAAAATTAAATCGTTAAAGCCACCAAAAGATATGTATATTGGTATAACATGGTATGAAGAGTTTGACCAATTTAATGGAATGAATGAAGTTCGTAAAATAAATCAATCATTAATAAGAGGTGGTGATGACTTTATACAATTTTATTCATATAATACACCAGCAAGTACACAACATTTTGTAAACAAAGAAAAGATAATACCAAAGGACACTAGATTAGTTCATTTAAGTGATTATAGAAGTGTACCTATTGAATGGCTAGGACAAGCATTCATAGATGAAGCAGAATATTTAAAAGATATAAATGAGAAATTATATGAAAACGAATATTTAGGACTAATGACAGGTGATGGTGGTAATGTATTTGAAAATGTTGAATTAAGAACAATAACAGATGAAGAAATAAATAGTTTTGAATATATACAAATGGGAATTGACTTTGGTTGGTATCCAGACCCTCTTGCTTGGACTAAAATGTGTTATAATCCATCGCAAAGAACATTATATATATTTGATGAGTTTGTAATTAATAAAATGAGCAATCAAGATGTATGGGAATATTTACAGGGTAGCAAAAATGTAACAAATGATGATATAATTATTGCGGACAGTGCTGAGCCTAAGTCCATCGGCGATTTTAAAAGTTATGGAGCAAACATTCACCCTGCTGAAAAAGGTGCAGGAAGTGTTGCATATTCTATGAAATGGTTAGCAAGTTTATGTAAGATAATAATTGACCCTGAAAGATGCCCTAACACAGCAAGAGAGTTTACTGAATATGAATATGAACAGGACAAAGATGGCAATTATATAAGTGGTTATATTGATGCTAACAACCATTGCATCGACAGCGTACGCTATGGAACGAATAAAATATGGAAAAAGAAAGGACAATAAATTATGTTAAAGAATGTATGGATGTGGATATTACAAAATGTTTTTAAAGTACAAACACAAACAACACAAAAAGAAATAGATGATAATAGTAAATATGCTAGAATATATGAAAACATTGATAATATTAATTTCAATGCAATATTTAGTAATAAATTAGCAAATTATACTGTAAGCGACAGTAACTTAAATATAATCGGCGATAATAAAAGAGTTGATTTACTTAATGATGTAAATAAAAGTGTATGGAAAAGAGCAAAGAAAATAACATCAATGGGATTTGGTTATGGTGCAGTAGCAATTGTACCTTATGTTAAAGGTGGTAAGTTATATTATAATTTAGTACCACAAGATAGAATAACAATTGATGTTATGGATGGTGAATTAATAACAGGAGCAACTGTATTAGCAGAAAAGAAAGTTATAGGGGGAAATGTAAACACAAAAGTTTATTTGAGATGGACTAATTATCAAATAGAAAATAATAACTTAACAATAACACAACAATTTAGTGATGATAATGGAAGAAAGATACCAGCACCAACTTTTTGGCAAGATATACAAGAAGTTAAAGTAATAACAAATGTTGATAGAGTACCTTTTGGATTTATTAAATCACCAATAAATAATAGAAAAGCAAATGATAAGTATGGAGTTCCTATTACTTATGGATGTGATGCAACTATACTTGAAATAAAAGAAACAATGAAACAAATGATTAGAGAATATGAATTAAAAGAATGTTTTGTTGGTGCAGATATAACAATGTTTAAAGGAAATGATGCTTTACCAAGCACAGGACTATTTAAAAAGATAAATGCAGATAGTGATGATTTCTTTGAAGTGTTTGACCCTCAATTTAGAGATTATACAACTAGATTACAAGAATTATATAAGAGATTAGAACATGAAATAGGAACAAGTTATGGTATATTAAGTGAAGTTAGCACAGAACAAGCAACTGCAACTGAAATTAAAAAGAGTATGTATGATACATTTACAATATGTGATGATATGAGAACTAATATTGAAAAAGGAATGGAAGATTTCTATTATGCTTGTAATGTATTAGCAAATGCTTATAATTTATCACCACAAGGAGATTATGAATTAGATTTTGATTGGAGTTATAGCTTATTAGAAGATACATCAACAGAATGGACACAATTAACTTATGCAAATAATAAAGGTATAATAAGTGATGTTGAAATAAGACAATGGCTAAAACCAGAAGAAAGTTTAGAAGAAGCACAAAAGAGTTTAGATGAAATAAGAGCAAATCAACCTAAAATTGAAGATATATTAAATATAAATGAAGAGTAGGTGATTAACCTATGATAAATGAAAAGGAAATAGAACAATTAATAGAACGATTAGTAGATAGAATAGAAAAAACCAATACAATATTTTTAGAAAGTATTGGTTCTTCTTTGAAAGAGATAAGTACATTAACACCAAGTAAAGCACAACAATTAGTACAGATATTAAAATATGGTGGTAATTATGAAGAAATAATAGAAAAGATTTCTAAAATAACAAATTTAAATATAAGTGATATAGATAGTATATTCTCTAATTATGCAAAAAAAGACCAATATTTTTATGAAAAGTTTTATAAGTATAAAGATATACCTTTTACTCCTTTTGATGAAAATATGGCTTTAAAAAGGCAAACTATGGCATTATCTAACATAGTTAAGAATGAAATGTATAATTATGCTAGAAGTAATGTATTAGGTTATACAATAAAAGATATAAATGGTAAAACAAAGTTTTTAGGATTAAGAGAAACATATAATAGATTATTAGATGATGCTTTATTAAATGTAGGGCAAGGCAAACAAACATTTGATAGTGCTATGAGTAATATATTAAGAGAAATAGGAAACAGTGGATTAAAAACACTTAACTATGAAAGTGGTAGAAATATAAGATTAGATAGTGTTATAAGAATGCACTTACAAAGTAGATTAAGAGAATTACATAATGAAAATCAAAAAATAATAGGTGATGAAATAGAAGCAGATGGAGTAGAAATATCTGTTCATAGCAATCCTGCAATAGACCATGCAGATGTTCAAGGTAGACAATTTAGCAATGTTGAGTTTGATAAATTAAATAATGGTGGAGTTGCTATGGATTATAAAGGAAGACATTATAGTTTAGACCACGATGCAAAGAATGGTTATAGACCTATTAGTGAAATGAATTGCTATCATTACATATTTAGTATTGTATTAGGAGTAAGTAAACCTGAATATAGTGATGAACAATTACAACAAATAAAAGATAACAATGAAAAAGGATTTGATTTTGATGGTAAACATTATACTAATTATGAAGGAACACAATTACAAAGAAGATTAGAAACTGAAATAAGAAAACAAAAAGATACACAAATATTAGCGGTTGCTAGTGATAATAAGGAATTAATAAGTCAATCACAAAGTAATATAACAAAATTAACAAGAAAATATAAAGAATTATCTAAAATAAGTGGATTACCAACAAAAGCAGATAGATTAAGAGTTACAGGATATAGAAGGAAGAAGGTATCTTAATGTATAAATTATACGGATATATACCTGAATTAAAATTAATTAAGACAGATAAAAATGAAGAAAAGATAATAGATACAATAGCAAAACTTATTCATAAAGTAGAAAGAATACAATTTATGATAGTATCAATGACAGAATGTGGGCCTTATGTAAGAACAATATTAAGTGATAGAGATTTTATGGATTACATACAAGAATATGTAAAAAACAACAAACCATTAACAAGGAGGTTAAAGAAATGAGTTTATATAAGTTATTTAAAAATGGAAATGTAAAAGTGTTATTAGATATGTCTTATTATTTAGATGATATTATAGAAAGTTTAGGTTATTGTATAGATTGTAATGGAATAGATTATACTATAACAGAAAACGAAAAAGAATATGCACATATAAGAAGTGTAGAAGATTATGTTAGATTAAGATATATAGATAATCCAAAACAATTGAAATTAGAAAAATAATATGATATAATTTATTTGTAGTTATTAATTTAACTACAACACCGCTTTATATGTTACTCCTTTGTGAGTAGCATTAGGGTAAATATATTAACGTGACTATAAGTCATACATCTCTTATGTTAGTATATTTGCTCTAATGGTATTCATAATGGATACCGAGATACACTTTTATTGTAAAGTGTTATTCTCTGCTCAGATGATTTTTTGTTGAATGCTATCTATTTATAGGTAGCATTGAGTAGATAGTTTTAAGTAGTAGTGATTTGTAGAATACCACGAGTGGTTGGCTACTGTATTATTGTGGAAATTCTACCTACAATAATCATCTATCTATTCAATGGTGCTTATAAAAGCGCTAGTGCAATTATTTGTTCTGTGAACACCTACTCTTCAATGAATAGGTGCTTTTTTTTATGTAAAGTTTACATTTTAACAATAAATTAATTTACATTTCTATAAAAAAGTGTTATAATTAATATAGTAGAGAGGAGATAGGTATATATGAAATTAAGAATATGGGTAGAAGTATTATTATTAATAATTACAGGAATAGCATTTGTTATATTTGCTAGTGATACAGATAATATGATATTATTTTTTATATCAAAGATTGTAAGTTTAATAGTAATGTGTACTAATTTATTGATAATTGATAAATATGGCAGATTAATAAAATAATTAATTAAGTATTTTATATAATGTTCGCACAGGGTTGCGGACTTTTTTAATTATGGTATAATATAATTAAGTTCTGTATTGAATGACTTGGGACACGATAAAGTGTAATGAGTTGGGCGAAGGAGGATTAAAATATGGACGAAAAAGTTGAAACAACAAATGAAGTACAAGAAGCAAAGGAAGTTAAAACCTTTGATGAAATATTAAAGGAGGAAAACTACCAAGCAGAGTTTGACAGAAGAGTTCAAAAAGCAATTGCTACTGCTAAATCAAAATGGGAACCAAAGACCATAGAGAAACAAGATAGCAAGGATGACACTGATTTGAAAAAGGAGTTAGAAGCATTAAAACAACAAATCGCCGATAAAGAAAAGAAAGAACAAGAAATAGCAAAAGACAATGCACTAACAAAAGACATTATGGAAGTATTTGGAGATAAAGAGTTTATAAACGAATACACTAAAACTGCTATTATGAATGAAATAAAAGCTGTCTATAATAGCGAAGATAATGTTAAGAGTGTAAATGACATTTTTAAAGAAGTAATAAAAGATAAGAATGATATTTTCACAAATCCTAATCAAGTTCAGGACATGCCAAGTATTGAAGACAGCGAAGAAAGAAACGAAACTAAACAAATGCCAGAATTATGGTAAAAAATAGAAAAGGAGAGTGAACAATTATGGCAAGATTAGATAGTTTAAGTATTGACCTTGTAACAACAGGTAAAGACAAACTTGCTGAAGAATATGGAAAAGTTATTGATAACTTACAACATGTTACTTTAGCATCACAATTAAAAAACACAGACTTATCAGGAGACCCTACATCTGGTACAGTTGAAGCAAAGAGATTTGCAAATAAAGTAGGAAAAGCATATGGAAGTGCAAGAACAGCAGGTAAAGGTGATTATATTGAAGCAGACCCTGTTGTAATTTCAATCAATGATAATACTGAATACATTGAAGAAGTAGAAGAAAAAGATTTAAGAACATACGGAGTAGATGGATTAATTGCAAGAAGAACTAAAAATCATCAAGATGGATTAGCAGTTGAATTAGATACTAAATTCTTTAGTGAAGCAGTTACTGCTGGTACTTCATTCACTGCAACAGGAACTCCAACAATTGATGATGAAATTGAAGAAGCAATCCAAACAATTGAAACAACTAAAAATAGTTATGTAAATGGTGTACCTCGTAATATGATTGAAGTAGTTATGTCACCAGCATACTATGGTAAATTAAGAAATAAAATTAATTCTATTTCTAATTCAAATAATTTAGGAGTAGTACCAAATTGGGAAGGTGGAACATTTAATAATGCTAACATTTATTCAAGTGTTTTCTTACCAAGTGGAGTTAATTATGTAGTTATGGTTAAAGGAGCAGTTGCTCAACCTGTAATGACTTCAATAATGAACCCTGAAAAAGTACAATTATCTGATGCAACAGCATTCGGTTTATTTGCATACAAAGGAACTAAAGCAGTTACTCCAGATTTAATTATCTATAACGGAACACCTGCTAGTTTATAATATAAAGGAGGCATATTATGACATTTGAAGGACAATATTTAACTAAACAAGAATATATTGCTTTAGGTGGTAGTTCTACAATTGGCGATATGCCTTTTAATTTATTAGAATATGAAGCAAGAAGACAAATTGATATATATACATTCAACAGAGTTAAAAAATTAAAAACAGTACCACAAGAAGTAAAGATATGTGAATATAATTTGATAAATAGTATAGAAACATTTGCAAGTGCTACTGATAGTGTTGCAAGTGGTGGAAATATTAAAAGTGAAAATACAGATGGTTATTCTATTAGTTATGTAAGTGCTAGTGAGATAAGCGATGTCGTTAAATCAAGACAAAAAGAAATAGAAGATATAATAAGAACTTATTTACTAGAAGTTATAATTGATGGAGAACATTTAATGTATTGTGGAGTTAAATGATAACTAATTCAAGTTTAACTATTTATCATAAAGATGGATTAGATGTATCAACACATTTAGAGAAATGGACTAGACACAATTATAGTAAGGTATGGTTTTTTGGTGGAAAGGGTGCAGGTATTAATAAAGGTTATGATAATGCGAACGATGTTCAAGTTAGAATACCTTATGACCAAAATAGTGGATTAAGTATAGATAATTTTGCTATTGGTGATATTATAGTAAAAGGCACTCTTGAAACTGATATTGAAACACAAGATGATTTATCTAGTTATCAAATATACAATATTACAAGCATAAATAATAATGATTTTGGTAATAATAAGCATATACATTTAGGAGGTAAATAATGCCTGTTAAAATGCAACCTACGAGTGTTATAAAAGCACATTTAGGAATAGAACCAAATGGAAGAGTACAAAGATATTTTACACATAGATGTAGAACATACATGGATAAGTATGTACCACAAGACACAGGTGATTTAAGAACAATAGTTGATGAAGAACCTGATAGAATAATTTATGATAGTCCTTATGCACATGCACAATATGTTGGATTTACAAAAGGACCTGTTAGAAATTATACTACTCCAGGAACAGGACCATATTGGGATAAAAGAATGTGGAGTGCAGAAAGTCAAGATGTTGTAAAAGAAGTACAAGATTATATTAATCGTGGAGGGTAATAATGAGTGTAAATGATTTAAGAATATCAAAATTAAGATTATATTTATTTGAAGTTATAAACACTTTACAAAGTAATACTAATTATCAAATAAATGCAAATATGTTAAGTAATAAGATAGATGATTATTCACTAGATAAAATACCTACTGAAAGTGTAGTTGAAAGTTGGATAACAGGTGATGAGATACATAAAGATGTTTATTCATTTAGAAGTCGTAAATCATATTCACAAGATACAATTGTAAATCTTAAAAATGTTGGATTTTTTGAACAATTTGAAAATGCTATAAAGACTAATAATTATGAAGGCATTTTGCCTGAAATAAATGGTATAGAAAGTATAGAATGTTTAAATTGTGCTACTATGAATAGTACAGATGGTAAACAAGCAGAATTTGACATTCAAATACAAATAACATATAGAAATCAAGAAGGAGAGGTAATAAGTCTATGAAAATAATTGCTAAAGTAGATTTTGTTGCTAATAATGAACAATATATTAAAGGTGATGAAATAAAAGAATTAAATTATAATCAAATAGTTAAATTAAATGAATTAGGATTTATTGAACCTCTTACATTCAAAGATTTAACTATAATAAAAAGAGAATTAGAAAATAAAGGTAAGGAGGAAAGATTATAATGGCAAGTTATGTACCTGAAAATATAGAAAAAATCAAAAGAAGTCAATTCTTAACATATCTTAATACAGGAACTTCTGCTAATCCTACTTGGAGTGTTCTAGGAGTTGGAATTACTGAATATGGTATTGATTACAACCCACAAGTAGACACAGAAAAATGGATTATAGAAGATAATGCAAGAAATGACCATTCATCTAATGAAAAACAATCTAGTGTAACACAAAAATGTTATAAAGGTGATGCTGTATTTGAATTTATTAATGGCGCAAGAGACCAATTAAATTTCAAAGCACAAGTATTAGATATTGATAGATGGAATGGAACAGGAACAACTTATCCTGCTAAAAAGAATGATGTTATGATAACAATAAATAGTTATATGGGTGAAAATGCAGAAATTGAATACACAATTTATTACGATGGTGATGCAACAGAAGGAACTGTAACATTTGCAGGAACTACACCATCATTCACACCAACAACAAGTTTATAATAAACCTATGAGGGTTAGAGGGTATTAGCCCTTTAACTCTTATTTTAATTTTAGAAAGAAAGAGGAGATAATAATATGAAAGACAATGTTATTAAGTTAAATGAAAGTGATGTCTTAACACTTAAAATTGAGACAAGTGATGGAAAGGCAACAGGAGAATGTTTGATATTTGATTTAGCAGACATTGAATTGCCTTTAAGATACCAAGAATTAATTGAAAAAGATAAAAAAAATAAAGAATATTTAAAAAATCAAATGTTGATTATAGATAAAAGAGAAGATGTAAAAGGAAAAAAATTATTAAGTAAAAATGAAGAAGATAAAATAAGAGCCTTAAATGATTTTTTTGTAAAAGAAGTTGAAGTCTATAATATGTTTCTAGGACCAAGAGGAGTTGAAAAACTTTTAAATGGTCGTAAGTTTACTTGGACAACATTAGAAGAAATTGATGAAATTATTGAAAAACAAATTGCACCACATATTGAAATTAATATGAAATCTATTACAGATAAGATTAAGAATAAATATACAGATGCAGTTAAGAAAAGTCAAGAAGTTGAAGTGATAGAATAATGGCATGTATAAAGAAGATACAAATAGATGATACTATTTATACTGCTAATACTGATTTTAGAATTGCTATAAGATGTAATGAAATTGCACAAGATAATACAATAGGTGATTATGAACGTGTTTTAGGTATCATTTGCACGATGTTTGGTCCTGATGCGATAGATAACCCACAACACCATGAAAAGTTGCTAAAATGGGTTCAAAATTATCTTTCATGCGGTAAAGAGATAGAAGATACAAAAGAACAACCTGATATGGATTATATTGAAGATATGGATTATATAGAAGCAAGTTTTATGAGTGATTTCAATATTGATTTAGAAAATGAAGAAATGGATTGGCAAAAGTTTAATAAACTTATAAATGGTTTATCTAATAGCGAGTTAGGCAATTGTTGTGTTTTAAATCGTGTAAGAAACTTACGAAATTTAGATTTAAGTACAATAAAAGATAGTAAAGAAAGACAAAAATTAGCAAAAGTAAAAGAACAAGTAGCATTAAAGAAATATAGTAAAGAATATAACTTAACAAAAGAACAAGAAGAAAGTATGAATAGATTAAATGAAATACTTGGATTATAGAAAGGAGGGTTCTTTATGCAAAATAAATTAATAATAGGAACAGAATTAGATACTAAATCATTTGAAAAGCAAATAGAAAAAGTAGAACAAAGATTACAGAAAATAGATTTTATGTTATCAAAAAGAAAAGAATTACATTTATCTGATGAAAGTATAAAAAAATATGAATTAGAAGCAGAAAAATTAAATAATCAATTAGTAGGATTATATCAAAAACAATCAAAGATAAATCAACAAGGTTTTTCAAATATACAACAATCAATAGATAATGTTGGTAATTCTATGGGTAATGTTATTAAAAAGGTTGCTAAATGGGGACTTGCTGTATTTGGAGTAAGAAGTATGTATTTAGGAATAAGACAAGCAGTATCACAAATAATGCAAGAAGATGAAAATTTAAAATATCAAATAGATTATATGAAATTTGCAGTAGGTCAAGCAATAAAACCTGTTGTAGAATGGATAGTAAATTTAGTACATCAAATATTAGTATGGTTAGGTGCTATAATTAAAATATTATTTGGTATTAATATATTTGCAAATGCAACAGCAAGTAATTTTAAAAAAGCAAATGGTAGTGCTAAACAATTAAAGAAAACATTATCTGGATTTGATGAAATGAATATTCTTAATGAAGATGGTTCAACAGGAGTTGCAGGAAATATAGGTAAAGCATTAGATGGATTTGGTGATATAGCAAAACAAGTTGATGAATTAGCAGAAAAACTAAAACCTTTTGAAGATGAAATAAAAGCAATAGCAATAATTGCTGCAGGAATATTTGGTGTTAAAATGATTAGTGACATGATTTCAGGCATTGGAACATTAATTGGTGCTAAAGGATTAGGAAAATTAGGTTTAACATTAGGTGAATTAGCAGCAATTGCTGGTGGAATAATTATAACTACAATAATAGCCGCGAAAGTATGGCAAGAAGCACAACAATTGAAAGAAGAAATTGATAAAATTAATGAAGCAGGAAAAAAAGGTCAAAAAGAATGGCTTAAAAATGAAGAAGATATTAATACAATAATTAATACACAAAATGTAAATAGAACTGCTGCAAATACATTATTAGAACAATCAAACGATTGGTTGCATAAAATTTTTGGTTGGGATAAAAAAGATTTAGAAACAGTACAAGCAACTAGCGAAAATATTAGTGGGCAAATAGTAAAAGAAATAGAATTATACAAGAAAAAAGTAAAAACGGAAGGAATAACAGATGAAACAAAACAACAAGAACAACAAATAAAAGAACAAATAATAGAACAATATTTATGGAATTTAAAAGTAATTGATAAATTAGAAGAAGCAGGAATTGATACATCTAAGATTAAAGAATTAAATAAAGGATTATTGCAAAATTATCAAGATATGGGTGGAGAAGTACAAGAAGTAAAAGATGAATTAGGAAATATTAATAAAATAAAATTTGATGAAAAAGTAATCACTATTAGTGCTGACACTTCAAAAGCAAAAAAATCCTTAGGAGATTTAGGTGCTTCAATAGCAAATGCAGGTGCAAGTTTAGCAGAGTCAATAAGAAAAAGATATGGTGCAAAAGGAATGTTATATACACCACCAAAATTAGCAGTAGGAGGTATTATTAATCAACCTGGAAGGGGAGTACCTATCGGAAGTGCTTATGGTGGAGAAAGAGGTATGGAAGGAGTTATTCCTCTAACAGATAGTCAGCAAATGGCATTATTAGGTGAAGCAATAGGAAAATATATAAATGTTAATATAACTAATGTAACTGAATTAGACGGAAGACAAATTGCTAGAAAGGTAGACAAAATACAACAAAACAATAATTTTGTCTTAAATAGGTGATAAATATGTTTACAAATAAAAATGCAATAACAGTAAATGGAGTAAATATAGGGCAATATTTAGTAGAAGTTAAGTATGGATTTAATAAATTATGGTCACAAGATAGTGGTAGAAATTTAGCAGGAAGAATGACAGGTACATTGATAGGAATATTCCCTAAACTAACTTTACAATTTAGAAAACTAACAAAAAGTGAAATGGAAGTAATAGCGCCTTTATTAGATAGAGAAAGCCAAACTGTATCTTATTATGACCCTACATTACATAGAATGAATACAATGACTACTTATGCAGGAGATTGGGAAAATATAAATAAAAAGATAATAAGTGGTAGTGGTAAAAATGAAGGATTTAGTTGTTCTTTAATAGCAGTAAGTAGGAGGTAGTCTATGATAGCAAGAACAAGTGATTTTAAAGATGAAATATCAAAGTTAGCAAGACAAATAGATTTTAAATTAAATCTATATATGAATGATAAATTAATAACACAAGATGGTAAGTTTATAATGACAGAAGCAAATAATCATTTAATAGTAGAACAATTAGATACAACAGAAGTAGATGAAACTATACAAGGTGAAGATGTTTATAATGTAACTGTATCTAATGTTGGTACTATGTTATCAACAATGATGAAAGAAATAGATTTTGAAATAAGAGATGAATTAAGAATTGGTGATATAGTAGATTGCAACTTTGGATTAAAAATTAATAAATATAGTGAAACTACTGATACAAAATATCAAGATGAAAAAGATTATTATAAATTAGAAAATGATATATATGTATTATTAGTTAAAGGAACAGATTATAATATTGGTGATGATATAGAAGATACTATATATGAGTTTACACCTGAATATGAATGGATTAATTATGGTAAATATATAATACATACAAAAGAATATAATGAAGATACAAATACTTATACTTATGTTTCTTATGATAGTATGTTATTAAGTATGATAACATTTGATGATAGAAGTTTAGTAGAAAATGTAAGTGTTAAAACAGCAATAGAAAATATATGTAATAAAGTAGGATTAAGTGTAAATATAACAGCACAAGATGAGATAGATTTACCTAATTTAAGTAAAATTATACACCAAGATACATTTAAAGATATAGAAATGACTTATAGAGATGTATTAGATATGATATGTCAATGTTTAGGTATATCAATGATAAGTAATAATAAAGAATTATATTTAAAAAGATTTAATAAAACAGCAGTAGATAGTTTTGATGAAAATTATTTAAAAGATACTAATGTAATCTTTGGGCAAAAATATGGACCTATTAATAGTGTTGTATTAAGTAGAAGTGAAGATAATGATAATTTATACAGAAAAGATGACCAAAGTATAGCATTAAATGGATTACATGAGTTTAAAATAAAAGATAATTTAATAATGTTATATGATGATAGAGAAGATTATATAAATGAAATATTTGATGAATTACATAACATTGAATATTATGAAAATGATTTTGATAGCACAGGTATAACATATTTAGAATGGTTAGATTTTTATAATATAACAAGAGGAGATAAAACATATAATTGTTTAATGTTAAATGATGAAATAAAAATAAATCAAGGTTTAGAAGAACATATATATACAGAAGTACCAGAAGAAGCAACAACAGATTATAAAACAGCAGGAAAAACAGATAAAGAAGTATCATTTATAGTAGATAAACAACAAGGTGAAATTAAATCAAGAGTATCACAAGACGATTTAGAAAGTGTTGTAGAACAAACAGCAAATGCAATAGGATTAAGTGTATCACAATTTGAAGATGGAGAACAAGTTAGTGGAGCAACAATATTAGCACAAATAAATGATGATAGTAGTGCAGTACAAATAGATGCAGATAAAATAAATCTTAATGGAGTTATAACTGCTAACAATAATTTTAAAATATTAAATGATGGTTCTATGGAAGCAAAAAATGGTAAATTTATAGATGGATATATACAAATAAAATCAGATAGTCCTGCTATATTTTTAAATTCTTTTGACAATAATTATGAAACAACAATATCCAAATCTGGATATTCAACAAAATATAATGGTAATAATAGTTCTGCTATTTATATAAATGCTAATAATCCTAGTGGCATAGGAAATACGCCTGATATTCAACTATATTCCTATTATGGACAAACATTAGATACTAATTATGGATGTAGTATAGACGCTAATGGTATAGGTGCTTGGCATTATAATTCTGATGGTACGCAATTATCAAGGTCAATACTTTCATCTACACAAGTTCGTTCACCAAGTATAGTAGATGAAAGTAGAGAAGAAATAAAGAAAAATTTTGAAAAATTAGATAGTGGGTTAAATATAATTAAAGACATAGATATATATAAATATAATTATATTCACCAAGAAGATAATGGTAAAAAGCATATAGGATTTATAATTGGAAAAGATTATAATTATTCAAAAGAAATTACTTCTTTAGATGAAAATAACGAAGAAGTTGGTGCGGATTTATATTCATTTATAAGTGTATGTTGCAAAGCAATACAAGAACAACAAGAACAAATAGATGAATTAAAACAAAGAATAGAAAAATTAGAAAATGACAGCATTGCAGAAAAATAAAATATAAATTATAATTAAAAAGGAGGAAA